GGAGAAGATGTTCCCTGGGCAAAAATTTATTCTCATGGTTTCCAAGGTCCTGGTGGTTGGTATATCGAAAACTCTCTAACTACTGTGGGACAAAAAGATCCTGTGTCTGAGTATAATCGCAAACTGTGGAATAGTGGTAGTGATAAGGATAAAGAAACTGTTCGTAAGCAGAAGCGTAAACTATCCTATTACAGCAACATTTACGTTGTAAAAGATCCTACAAATCCTCAAAACGAAGGTAAAGTCTTCTTGTTCAAATACGGTAAGAAGATCTTTGATAAGATTATGGAAGCAATGCAACCTGAGTTTGAAGATGAAACTCCTATCAATCCTTTTGATTTCTGGCAAGGTGCTAACTTCAAACTGAAGATTGTTAAGAAAGATGGATATTGGAACTACGATAAGTCTGAGTTCGGTTCTGTTGAACCTCTTCTTGACGACGACGATGCTCTGGAATCTATCTGGAAGAAAGAGTATTCTCTGGCAGCAGTAACTGCACCAGATCAGTTCAAGACTTATGAAGAACTAGAAGCACGTATGAATGTTGTTCTTGGACTTCAAAATTCATCTCCAACACGCTCTCGTGCTGTGATGGAAGAAGAAGATGAATATGATTCTTATGTAGAGAAACCCTCTGTTGAGAGTCGTGTTGTTGAAGAACTTGAGCAATCCTATGCCCGCTCTAAGTCTCCTTCACTTCCAAAAATTGAACAAGATGATGAAGATGGAGATGATGCTCTTTCTTATTTCCAAAAACTAGTTGATGATTGATTAATCGTATAATCTAATATTGTCTCCTCTCTTAAGGGTTCTACTTACATACTGAGTAGAACCCTTTTTATATGTCATGATTTCATTCATATCATTAAGAACAATATTTAGATATTGTGGTTTCAGGATAAAAATATTTCTTTTATCATCTTCTATCTTACTTTCATATTCATAATTTGTAATTGGTGATGCAAAGGAAGCAAATGGTATTAGTACGTTATTTCCTAAACCAGAGTCATAATATTGGTAGTAGTATTCATTGGCACTGGTTAATTGTTCAGTGGATATGAATTGAAGTGTTTCATTTCCATTTACGTTTAACTCAACGCCATTTCCTGATAATTGTTCATCTGTTATTAGATCAACTTTAAATCGTACTTGATTTTCTACTCCATCACCATTAGTATCAATTCTTGATAGAGATTTGATGATAAAATCTCCATTTACTACACTATCAGTTGCACCACTTATTGTTATTTTTATATCTTGTTTTAAATCTATAATATTCTCGTTAATTATAAATTCAACCTCATTATTTTCATACACTATTCTTGATATAATTCCTTTTCTATTAAATCCTCCAATGAAACCATACCCACTCTTCCAGTTGTTTTGAATTTTAGTTCCCTCTGGGAAAATTAAATTTCCAACACTATCTCTAATTTCTTTTGTTTCGTAATGATGAATTCCACTATAAAATTCTTCATAAGAACCATATTTTTCTAACATTACTTTATCAAATATAGATTGTGGTAGCGGCCACTCTGTTTGAATGTTCATTATATTGTTTGAAAGGAGAATTACCCAGTCAAGGGTTTCATCGTTATAAACTTTATATGCAACATTATCTGGTCTTTCATCTCCAATAATTTGATATTTTGTAAAGAATGAAAGATTTTCAAAAATATCATCACGAAGTTTTCCACGACGGAATAGATTTTTTACAGTCGCATACTCAGAGATTTGCCTTTGATTAGGATCTCTACTAATATATTCAAAGTCTGGAACTTGTCTAAAGTATGATGGCATTTTAGTAACCTATTTCGTTTAGATTGATCTGAGTGTATAATGGATTTTTTGTTGTATAATCTTTTGCTGTGATAGGTTCAAGTTCTTGGAATTGTAATGTTAAATTATATGATGTCATTGTTGCATTTGAATCATTAAAAGTCATGTAAGAACCATCTGGAGTATAGTCTACGCTACATGACTGTAAGGCACAAATTTTAATTCTATTTAAAGACGGGTGATCTTTACTTACATCTCCTCTAATTAAATATCTTATTTTGAAAACATTTGGTGCTTTTAAAAATAGATCTGCATCAGTATTTTGAACTACCATATTTTCTTTAAAAAATCTTATAATCCCCTTTACTTGTTCTGCTTCCTTTGGACTTCTTGGAGACAATCTAAATGAAAAATTAAATGGTCTCAACTGTGGACCCTGGAATAATAATTCCAAATTTGGATTTACTACTCCTCCACCTATTCTTGATAATAGTCCATTAACCCCAACGGCTTTTCCTGCCAAATAAATTTTCATTGCGTTTCCTAGATTTCCATCTAGTTGTTTTGCTAATCCTTCAACAGCACTCATTGTTTGTTGAGCTGCTCCAGATATATCTGTTTGTGCATTGTATGATACTGCTGCTCCAAATGCTTGTAGTGGATTTAGATCTTCTCCTCCCCATTGAACTGAGTTTTGATCGGTAATTGATGGTTGAATTGGTAAAGTAACAGATCCCTTTAATTCCTGAAGATTTCTATCTCCTAATCCTGGACTTCCAAAACTAGATTGCGTAGAACCCTTTACAGTTAACTTTCTTCCACCATAGTTAATTGCTGTGAATCTTATCACATCTTGCCCATTATTTTTTAATTCTTCTGGATAATAATAATCTTCAAATGGCACACTTCTTCCACCAGTTGACGCTAATCCTGGATCTGATATTTCTTTTGGGGCATCTGGAACTTGCGGTAGAACTGTATTTCCTGCTGGTCCTGTACCTGGTACTGCAGCAGTTGATGGTAAACTTGCAATAGGTGCTTGACCTATATTTTTTTGTCTTGCTTCTGAAACTAAGGTGCTTTGAACAGCACTTCTTATTTGGTATCCAACAGATGAGCTAACTCTAACATCATCTATTAAGTCTTGTATACTGGAATATTCACTTATTCCACCCTGAGGTCCAGTATATCGATATTCTATAAGTCCATTTTCATTAACTTTATAATCTGTTTTAGATACAGTTGGATCATTTGATAAAGGATTTACCTTAACCCAACCATCGGGATTTGATGTAGTTATTGTTGTAAATGGACTTTTTCCATTTGAATTATATGAAGAACTTATAACACCCTTTCCTGTTCCTATGTTGGGAGTTGAAACTTGCCAAGTATAGTTTTGTCCCGCCATCAGAAATCCTCCTCAAATGTAAGAGGATTAATTATCTCAATTTTTTGTAGAGTATGAGACATTTATGATACTTTTTTTTCTATTTAGTTATGATTTTAGGAATCTTGCATAACGAATAGAACGAAGATAATCTATCTCATCGTTATTAATAGTGTGAAGTTTTCCGGATACTTCTAGCCAAGTGTAATTTCTGACAGTTCCCCAATGAAAATTCAATCCTCTGAATCCCCATTTTTGAATATCAGTACATGCTATTAGTGGGAACTGATCAAAATCAATTCCCTGAGTCTTTGGTAAGTAGATGAAAGTATAGTATTTTCCAATATCAGGTATGAATTCAGTTTCACGAAATACATCCATAATTTCAAGCATAATAGATTCAGAGTCCGTTAGACCTTCTATTTTTCTTTTAAGTTGAGAAATTCTTGGAGAACTTCTCTTAATATCCTCTCCGAATCCTTTTGCCATTAACCGAACAGATTGTCCTCTGTGATAATTTTAAAACCAACCATTCTATCTTTGCACCATTCTTCTGCTGCTTTCCACTTTGCTTGATTCACTGCATAAGTTTGCATTTCATATAACCAAGACTTTGTTTTTCTTTTTGGAACTTTTGGTTGAACAGTTTGTTTTTTGGGTTTTACTTCAATTACATATGTTTTAATTTCACCAGTCTGTTCTTTAACTTTAATGATAAAATCTGGGAAATATTTGCATACCCTTTGTTTCACTGGATTATAGTAACTAATACAAAATTCTTCCGAACCCCAAGAAATTATGTTTTCATTTAAGTCGCACCAATTACAGAACTTTCTTTCCCAACTACTTCTACAAATAATATTATTGGGATCTCCTTTATATTTTTGTGGATAAGATGGTTTGTATTTGCTCTTGTAACTTTCTGCCATATACTGACTACATAATATATACCGTAAAAATATTTATAGATGGGTTCTCAACCAGGATCAAAACTTACTCCTAAAGCATATAAAACTGGGGATTTAAAATCCAAGATATTAAAACCAGCATTAACTTCAACTTACTCAGTTTATTTTAATGTTACTGGAATATTGGATAAAAAAACATCAGCAACTCAAACTGGAACAAGAAAGGCAGATGATTTTTTTGGTTTTAGAGGAGCTAAAATTGATGGGGAGTTTTTATCAATATCTTGTTCTGAAGCATCATTACCTGGTTCTTCATTAGCAACAAATGAGATTAATAATGATTATACTGGAGTAACTGAGAGACATGCTTATAGGAGAATTTATGATGATCGTGCTGATTT